AGAAGAAACCGTCAGATTTTTGAACCATCTTCAAATCTTTACGCCATACCCAAGTTTGAATACCTTTTGGGTAACCAAGTAAAGCTAATTGTTTAGAAGAGTCAAGTAATGCTACGATATGTGTTGTAGGCTCATATTCTTTTTCAGGTAATGGACGACCATAAGCATCTACTGCACCTTTCTTAAGCATAACTACATCACCATATTTTGTTTTTTCATCAGCATCTGGATAATCTTCGAATCCTTTATATTCATCAAAGTATTGAGTAGATCCAAGCATAGAAATACGACGTACATATCCACGTTCAAATTTAATCCAGATATTATCTGTCAAAGTTGGTTTACTACCATCAGTATGATAGATAAATCCAGGTATTACATATTCAGCATGTACTACTTGACCTTTACGACAGATACCAACTACTTGAGAGTAGTCATCTGGATAACGTCTAATATATGTAGGTACGTTGCTAACGTGTTGGAAATTTTTATTTACAATCATAGTAGACTGAGGGTTATTATCTTTTGTCATATGATTTTATCCTCCATTAATAACAAAATTTATATTTAATAATGTGTTAAGGGATCCTACAGATTAGGATCCCATTTAACACCCATGATATCTTTCACATGTCGATCTAATTCAATTAATACTTTATTGATAGCACCTAGAGTTAATACTGAAGTTACCATACGAGCATTTACTGAACCAACTGGTAAGAAACTATGTACTTTTTCTTCTGGTCTATATTCAGAGTAAGGTTCTTTACCTTCAGGGAAGATTTCTTTTACTACACCTTTAAGAGCAGAGAAGTATACTAGCTTATCACCAACAGACATCTTATCATAATACTTGATATAGAATTCTACTAATACTTTACCTTCAGCATGTTTTAATTTACCAACAGCTGGTAATACACCTGAGGTACCATATTGAGATCCATCAATACCAAGTTTACTTAACTTAGATTTCATCTTATCTATTGGTGCATTATATTTATTAACAAATGCAGCTAAAGACTTAGACATTTCAGAAGTTGGAATAGTAGAGTAAATCTTAATATCTTGGAGTTTACCAGTTACTTTAGATTTAACTTTAATTTTACCAATTTCATCCATTAGTTCTTTAGATTCACTACCAGTATTCTTAGATACCATCTTATTAATGATATCAGTAGCATCTTGGTCTTCTAATGCTGCACGATAAGACATGATAACTTCACCTTCATGGAGTTGTTTACCAACTTCAACACATTGAATATCAATATCTTTAGCATCCATTAATACATCAACTTGTAATACAATTTCAGATGCCATCTTTTCAGACAAATCTTGAGAGATAATAGCACTATCTTCAAAACCTTTATCTGTATGCATAATAGCTACTTTAGTTAAAGTACCAATATTGTAAGCTAAGTTACCTACACCGACTTTATCAGAGTAACTATCTTTATCATAAACTATAATCTCACCAGGTTTAATAGTTTGACCTTTCTTATAGTTTTTAGCTAAGTCTAGTTTAATAGTAATAAAGAAACCACCATCAGAGTTCTTTTCTACTTTCTCTCTTAGATCAATGAATTCTTTTTCACTACGATTACTCTTATTAGCTATAATCATATAGTCATCATTAACTTCTTCAACTACAGCATCCCATTTAGTCTTATGAGCAAATGTATCTGAAGTTAAATAAGGTAATGCTTGGTCTGCACCATTAGTTACTAGTAATGGATCTTGAGAATTAGTTCTCATACCATGCTTAGATGTTTGAATGAATGTCATTGCTGTACGGAATGGATCATCACGAGTTGTACCAAATGGAGTCAATGCTTCTGTAATGGATAATGTATTAGCATCAGACATTCTATCTAGTTCACCACCAGATTTAATATAACCTTTAGTTGATTCAATGCCCATATTGATAGTAGACTGACGGTTAATACCTACAGTGGCAGAGAAACCAGTAGACATGGATAACTTATTGATCATAGTCTTATCATAAGTACGTTTATCTAATGAATAACTTCTATCAGAGTTCATACCAGATAAACCCTTGAAAGTTACTGTATTGGCAGATTCTAATTCTAATAATGGAGATAACTTAGATAAGTCACTTGTAGTTACGTCAGATAATGTCATATCAATAACAGCAGATTGTTTCATAGTCATCTTAGCATCTTTACGATTATTTTTAATTTCACGTAAATACATACCATAACTAGTTGCTAGAGCTTTGTATAAGAAGTGAACTAAACGTTCATTAGTACGGAAACGGTTACCAGTGATATCAGTATGACGATTAAATTTATTAGTAGTTAATAAGCTACTAGCATAAGCTAATACTTCAATATAATCTGTAGGAAGTTTATAAGTCTTACATACTTCCACAGTGATAGGATCCATCATTAAGTTAGCAAATGAATCCAAACCATCTGCTCTATTACGACCACCAAAATCATCTAATACATCTAACCACATAGCTTTTGTATCAATATCAGTTAAAGAATATTCTTGAGTATTAATTACTGCTAAACCATTAACTAGTAATGCCGCATCAGGTGCATAATCATCATTGAATGATAAGAAGCCATCATTGAATCTAAAATAGTTTTTAGTATCTGTAGGTCTCTTTTCACTTAAGTTATATTTAACATCAGCTGCATTTAAAGCACCAGTTAATCCAGCGGTATATGCCATAACTACAATGAGAGGAATCTTACTATTCAAGATACTAGCTTGAGAATAAGTCATTCTAGCACCAGGCTTCATAAATGTATAAGCATATTTTCTTATACCTAACTGCTCAATTAAACTATTTGATACCGAAGTTTCTGGTACAGTTATAGGATAATTATCTTTAGTAATACCAACTACTAAGAATCCTTGATCAGTATCTACTTTAACTTTTCTTTCTTCAAGTTTATGAATAAGTTCATCTCTATTAAAGTAGTATACTCTACCATCTGTGGTAGTAATCTTATTGAAGATCTTAGATAACTCTACATATTCTGCAGGTAATTCGTATTTAGCAGAGATTTTAGCATTATTACCTAAATCAATCTTAGATGGAGCATAATCAATATCTTCATCTTTTACTTCAAGCTTATAGTTGTTTTCTTTAAGCTTAGTTAATGCTCTAATTAAAGCATTGGTAGCTTGATTGATCTTACCAACTTGACCATATCGAGTAATAAAGATCTTATTGTAGTTAGATACAACTTGAACCGTATCTTCATCAGTCTTAATAATAGGTAAGTTAATCAATTGACCAGGAATAATCTTATCATTACCACGTAAACGTAAGAAACGTTTATTGATAATTTTAGGCATATCAAAACGTATTGTATGACGTTTACCTAAAGAGTCTTCTAAGTGAACTGTATATGTAATAATAGAATCTTCAGATGTAGATCTATCTTCCTCAGATACAACGATTACACTCATTGGTATATCTTTATTTTGAGATAAAGAATGTAAGCATTTCATAATATCTGCATCTATATTATAATCCGCTTCAAAGTTAGGTTTCTTTAAGTTAGCCCATTCATCATCAATAGTTTCTATATTCTTAGATAAATCTGTAGATTCCAATGGAGTATCTTCAGTGGCAACTAACTCAGCTATAGTAGAGTTAGCAATCTTTTCTCTTAAGAATTTATCATTAAGATCATCCATACGAGCTTTACGAGTAGCAGAAATCTTAAATGTATCATCTTGATCATTCTTAGCTTGTAAGATTAACTCTTTTAATTGTAGATCGTTATCCATAGCTTGTTCAGCTTCATTGGAATCTTTTGTATTGTCTACAATAGATTCAACTGAACGATTAATTTGATCTTCGGCAGGTTTTTCAATCTTAGTTGGGTCTATAACTTTATCTGCACCAGTTATACCTTTAGCGACAATCATTTTAGGCTCATTTGTATTTTGAGCTTTAATATATGATAATGGATCATCTAATGTATTGGTACGACTAATATTATTAACTTCAATACCAGTTAAGTCTTCAATCTTACTGATAAGTTTAGTCTTAATATCTTCTTTATCTTCAGGTACATTATCTTCTACGATATCATTGTTTCTAATCTTTAAGATATTGGTCTTGAATAGATTTAGATTCTTCATATCTAAATCTTCCATCTTCATTTTAAACCAACCTTCATTACCAATGAAAATAAAATCTATACCAGCTAGTTTATCTAAGTTCTCTTTAGGTTTCTTAAAGAGTCTAACTATCATAGAGAATGGATTAATAGACTTACTGAATTCAAATAAAGCAGTAGTTGGAATATCACTAGCCCATTCATTCACTGGAACCAATACAGTCTTCTTAGTATAACTATTATAGTTAGAATTATTAATGAATCGATCAAATAGAGCATATAATAAGTCTATAGCTTTATCTCTATTATAAGCTTCACTAAGAGTAAAGATCTTATTATAAATATGATTATCAATATAGATATTTTTATTCTTATACTTGTCAATAGTCGGATAAGTATACTTGATATACTTACATTCATTCTTGATTCTATTTAGTCTAAGTTTAACATCCTTAGAGTTACGTAATCTTTCTTTGTATAAGATCTTTCTTAATCGTGTATCTAATACATTCTCAGGAGTAGCTTCAGAGAAGAAAAATAAGTTTTCAGAATCTTCAAAATGAGATTCTGTCATTATAGGATTATTACCATAGACTTTAGAGTTGTATACATCATCAACATCTAAATCTTTATTTATAATTCTACTAGGTTTGAGTAAATACATAGCATTCCATTCAAGGAAGTATGAATTAAACATATTTAGATTACTAATAAGCTTATGCTCAATCAATTGCTTAGATTGTTCTAGGCTTTTAGTCATTAGGAAAATAGCACTACCATGTCTTTTGTCTTTCTTATTGAAAGGAGTAAAGAATGGAGTTTTAAGTAGTCTGAAAGGTTTGACCTTATCTATATTAATAGGCATTGTAGTACCTCCTTCACTTATTCTATTGTTAAAATCGTATCACTTAACTTCATTTTTCATTTAGCACTCATGTAACAATCTATTAGTAAGGTTAACCTCAATTATAAATACACCAAAATAATTAAACAAGCAATTCAAGTGGCTTTATAATACTTTTAAAGTGTATGTCTTATCTTATTAATCTATTAAAATCCAAATTACTCCGAATCAATTATTGGATTATGCATAGTGCTTAAATACATTATAACTTTAAATCTTTTCAGACATAATGCTTATGAATTTATTATAAGAAGCTTGATCCAGGAGATGGGTGGAAGAGTTATAACGAAGATTCAATCTTACATTTCTTAAAGTTATTGTTTTTAAATATTCGAAATAATGATAACTTTGATTAAACACATATAGATATATTTCTAAATGTATTAACCGTACTACTATGAATCTGACTTTCTAAAAAGTCACTGCAATCCCAAACAGAAAATGCAATCATGCTAAATCCCCGTAGGCTACCTGGTCTACGGGGGTTTTCTCTGTCAAATTATACCTTATCCTGTACATTTAGATACGGAGGATTAATATAAATGGAAAAGAAAGACTTTCTAGTTGAGTTATCTAAGATGACTCATAAAGAACTTAATGACTTTATTAAGTCTAAAGGTAAAATCAAGTTAGTAGAAGCTATTATAGAGAATGCTAAGTCATTCGACTAGTTAATTATTAATACCCTAGTGTATTAAAATATAACACATGTAACACAAATGTAATCTAAATGATTCCCATTATTTTATTAGGAGGATTGAATCATGGAAAAAGAAAAAACAGTTCTAGCACTGATTAAAGATGTGCGAGACAACTTAACAAATGCATCTGCTTCTCATAAAGATGAAGTACGTGTTATGCAAGCGTTCTTAAATGATACTTCTTATGAAGTAGGAGTTTATGACAAAACTGGTAAAGTTGGTACAGTAACACCAGCTAAAGAATTCCGTAGCGTTATCTCCAATGCTATCGTAGCTACAACTAAGATTAGCAAAGAAGAAGCTGATTCTTTAGTAGCTGGTTATGAAGCTAAAAAATCTGATGCGGAAAGTATGTTAACAGTATCCAAAGAGTTCTTAAATACATACTTACAGACCAACCGCAAAATTGGTCTTGGTGGACGAGAAAAATCTAACGTATCTTTGATCAAAAAAGAAATCAAAGAATCTACACGTTCTTACCCTAAACAAGTTGGTGTAGATAATGCTGGCAAACCAATCTATGAAAAAGCTGAAGTTAAAGTTAGTCCTTATGATTCCATTAAGGTTTCTAGCCCATGCCCAGCTTGGATTAAAAAATAATTCATCATCAAATAATTATTTTTAGTATTTTAAAACAAATAAGATATATTACAAAGTTCAAAAACCATAAAATCTGCTAAAGACATTTCCCTAAGATAGTTCATCTATCTTAGGGATTTTCTTTATACACATTATAATGAGATGATTTAGACATATTAGCTTTTTAACGCACTGGATACATATAATTGTAGGATGGGATATGAGTCGTACCTTTTTTCTATTTTACCTCAACTTTAGAAGAGAATAATATTTCCCATCCTACCATATTATATTCAATCCAAACTGATACAGTATTCCCTAAGGGCTTTCATAGTCCTTAGGGGTATTGTATTGTAAAACATATAGGTAGTGTACGTTGTTGCTACCGGTACACGTATGTTTCATTACAATTTTCCTCGATAATATATACTTGCCCAAGGGTCTTAATGGTCCTTGGGCGGTATATATTGTCATTTTGAACATTAGGATAATCTTATAAGAAAGGAGGACCTTATATTGGGACTCAAGATCACAAATTATCTTAAGAATCTTGGTAAGTCAGTAAAGTATGCTGCTATCGAGGGATTTAAGACAAATTACGATACTACATATAAATCGTTTGATCAAGCTAGTACTGCTACTAAAGAAACAGTAAATGCTATCGTTAACTACAGACAGACTTTCAGAAAAGCTCAAGAGTATTTAATGAAAACATCTGCTTATGAAGCGTCTAATCTAGCTCTCAAAAGTGCCAAAGAAGACTTAAAATCTGGTAAGCTCTGGAACCAAGATCGTGCCGATAAAGTCATGTTTGGTGGAGATGATGATGATTTTGACTGGAACTTTGATGAGGACAGTATTGGCGGAGATAGTGGTGACAGTGGCTTAGATATCACTGATGGTGATAGAGCCGTAGCTAAAACTGTACATGAAGCATCTAAAGCTAATGCTGATCAAATTTCTGGTACTATCTTGAGTGCAGCTAAGTATAATGCAGATGTAACTAAACAGACTGCATCATTCATGTTTGCACAACAAGAACGATTATTTGGTAATTTAAATAACTCTATTATGGGTCTTGGTACTACAATGGGTAATATGCAAAACTTCATGACTACAAACATGCAGACGCATATTGAAAACTCAACCAAGTACTTTGAAGAGTCGACTAAATATCAACGTGAAAACAATGCTATCTTGAAAGAACTCCTTGATATGGAACGTGAACGTTTCAAAGAATGGAGTACTGGTAGGGATGCAGAGAAGAAACGTCAAGATAAAGGTCTCAAACAAGATATCACCGATATCCTATCCAATGGTGTAATGGATTGGGGTGCATATGGTAAGCATCTTAAAAAGAGATTTATCGATCAAGCTGAGAATCTTGGTCTTACTATGATTAGTAAAGAAATGCTTATGGGCATGGCTGCTAATCCAATGCAATTTATTCCAGCTTATCTAGTTCAAAGAGCAATGGGTAAGCCATTACAAAAAGCTATTGGCGGATTTAATAAAACCTTAACTGGTTTATTTAATCAAATCAATGCTGATTTACTACGCTCTAAAGATAAAGAGGGTATAGGCGGTATTCTATCTAGTATCTTCAGTGTTAAGATATCTAATAAAGATAAGATTGATACAAGTAAATACTTTAAAGGTCAAGTACCTTTTGATGGTATAACTCGTAAATCTATCGTAGAAGTTATCCCAGCTTATTTAGCACGTATCGAATCACTCTTAGGTGGCGAAGAACGTATCTATGACTTTGATAAAGGTAAATTCTCTTCATTAAAAATTCTTGAAAGAGAAAAGAAGAGAAGAGAAAAATCTTATAAAGACAGAGCTGGTTCTGGTATTAAGAATGCACTAGAAGAGGATATTAAAAGAATAGCCAAAGCTAGAAAATTATCTGCTAATGAAGTAAAACGATTAACAGATATGATTCCTGACCTAACCGATAGACTTTGGGAGAGCAACGGTTCTGTTGATTCTGTAATGGAAACTTATGGCGATGATCCAATTGGTAAATTATTTAGATACCTACGAATGAATAAGAATACTAGAACTTACAAAGAATCTAAAACATTAGCTTCTGAGTATGCGGATTCTAAACGTAGTTTAGCAGAATATAAACAGAATCAGGAAAAGGCTAGTTGGTCTCCTGAAGCTATGATGGAAAATCGTAGCAGTAAGGGTAAAGGTCAAAGTGCTATTCAAGCTAATAATGAAATGATGAGTAAAGCAATGGCTAATCAAGAATCTATCTTTAAAGCCATGCTCTCTGAACTTTATTTAATTCGTACAAGTGAATTTCGTAAAGGTAAGAAGCTTGGTGTTAGAAATAGACTTAATGCTACTGCTGCTCCTGATTACATTGATACTGACTTTATCAAATATAGTGTCTTGAAAGAAAATCGTGCTGAAACGATTGAAGAAACCTATGCAAAAGTTAAAGCTAGTAATCTATATAGAGCTAAAGAAGTTGATCCTGATGATGTTGGTAAGACTTTAGATGAAATAGACATTAAGAAACTTGATAGTGTCTTTAAAGAAGATAAAGGTAAGTTTAATGATGTAACTAATGCTAAAGGTCTTAAAGGTAAAGGTAAAGCTGCTTTAAGCAACTGGTATGAAATTCTTAGAAATCCTAGACTATTTGCTGCTGAAGTTATTACTAAAGTAGATGATAGTTTATACCAATTCTTCTTTGATCATGAAACTGGTGAAAAAGATGAAGATGGTAACCAAATTCGTGGCTTCTATGATAAGATGGCTTTTGAATTAAAGACAACTTTTAATAAAGTTAGAGATTGGTTGGATAAGAAGTTCTGGGAACCTATAGTCAAAAAAGGCTGGGGTAAGATTAAAGACTTTGCAAAAGACTTTGGTCTAGACTGGTTTAATGATGCTAAAGATTCTGCTAAGAATGCTCTAACTGGTGCTGGTAGTAAATTAGCTGAATTAGTTCGTGGTAAACCAGGTATGAATCCTCTTGAAGCTGAAGCATTAGCTAGATCTGTAATGTTTGGTCCTGCTCCTAAAAGTTTTCTAAATCCAAAAGATCAATTAAAGGATATTGCAGCTGGATATCAAGCGGCTTTCAATCAGTCATCTGCTTTTAAACAACCTAAACCTAAATCTACTACTAATAGTGATAAAGGTGCTAAAGTTGGTACATTAGACGATGCTTTAGCTATTTATAAAGCAAATAAAGAAAAAGGTTATGCATTCGGTTCTCTATCTGTACCACATACTGCATTGACTACTGTATCTAAAGGTGAGTTAATTATCCCATCTGATTTGAATCCATTTAATCCAGATTTAGATAAAGCTGATCGTAAGAAAGATAAACAAGATGAATTACGATTAAGAAATAAAATCTTATCTCATGCTGAAGGTGGTAACTTACTTGATACTGGTAAGAACTTCTTACAAACAGTAAAAGATAAAGCTCCTGAAGGAATGATCCAAGGTAATACCGTAAGAGAAGTTGTCGGAAGTGCTTTAGAATTTGCTGTAGGTAAATTATCAGGCAAAGTTGAATCAACTGATGGTAGTGCTTTAGGTCAAGCTGCTAAGGCTACTGTATCTGCTGCTTGGGAAACTGGCTTAAATAAAGTAGAAGACTATGCTAAGACTATTGATCCAGAGGTAGGTAAAGCTCTCTCTAGTGATATAGCTAAACTTAGAGGTAATAGTGCTAAATTTGCTGGTCGTACAGGTGTAGCTGCAGGTGCTGGTGCTTTAGGTGCAACTGCAATATTCGGTCCTGGAGGATTATTAGCTGGTGCAGCTATTGGTGCTGCTGCTAATATTATCCGTGAAAGTGATACTGCTAAGAACTTCTTATTTGGTAAAGAAATGTCTGATGGGTCTCGTGAAGGTGGTCTAATTAGTCGTAAACAACAAGCTTTATTTAAGAAGTATATGCCTGACCTTAGTAAAGGAGCAGCTGCTGGTATTATTCCTAGCTTAATGCTTGGATTTGGTCCAGTTGGTGCTATTGCTATTGGTGGTGCTTATTCTCTTGCTAAGAATAATCAAAAAGTTAACGAAAAGATTTTCGGTAAAACTTATTATGATAAAGATGGTAATGAGATAGGTCGTAAAGATGGATTGATTCCTAAGAAAGTACAAGACTACGTTAAGAAGAATATGCCTAAGATTGCAGGTTTTGGTGGGGCTGCTGCTTTACTAGATCCTACAGGAATGGGTTTATTAATGAACTTTGGTCTTGGTGCTGGTTTAGGTCTTATTGGTACATCTAGTAAATTCCATGATATGATTCTTGGTAAGAAGAATAAAGATGGTGAACGTGAAGGTGGTCTAGTAGGTGCTCTAAAAGACAATGTAGTAGACCCATTACGTCGCTTCGGTACAACTTTATATCAAGACTTCTATAAATTTATGGATTATAACTTATTCAGTCCTTTAAAAGGTACTGGTAAGATGCTTGCACAAGTCTTTAAGAATATGGGACGTAGCATGAAATATGGTCTATTTAATATCTTAGAGAAAGCATTCGGTGGTCCATTTAGTATGCTTATTGGTAAGCAAGTAAATGATATGCTTCTTAAACCTTTAGGGAAACTACTTGGTACTACATTCGGTGGTATTGGTGATTTAGCTAAATTTGCAATCGGTACCCCTATTAGAGGTATTGGTTGGGGATTACGTAAATTTAATAACTGGGGTAATAGAGGATTAATTAAGAGAGGTCAAGCTGATCATTTAAGTGCTAATGAACGTCTTAACTTAATGGAAGGTAGAAATTATGCTAATCGTGAACGTGATATGGCATTAGCTACCGCATCAGTTGAAGACTTAAATACACTTGAAAGTAGCTTAAGTATCTTTAATAGTCAATTTAAAATTGGTGGTGGAGCTGAGCGTTCTACTATTAAACGTTTAGAAAATAAGATCAAAAAATACTTACCAGCTTCTGCTGTTAAGAAAGTTTGTCAATTTGCTTATGATGGAAATACTAGAGATGCAGCTGCATTTATTTCTAGTTTAGATATTCCTGCAAATGATAAGAAAGCAGTAATGGATGCTTTTGAAAAAGAAGTTGAATTTATTCAAGCTGCTAGAGGTAGAAAGAAATTTAGTAAAGAGCAAATGAAAGCTGCTCAAGAAACTCTTAAAAAGTATAATATTGATCCTACAGATAGAAAATCCTTAGGTATTGCTTTAGACCAAGTAAGTGCTGAACGCAGTCGTGCAGAAGATGCTGAACGTCTAATTGGTAAAAATGGTGAGAAATTTACTACTGAAGAAGCTAAGAATGTAGCTGAAGGTATGTCTCAAACCAACGATATCTTATCTCAAATTAGAGATGCTTTAATTAAATCTGAAAATGGTGCTTATGATAAAGATTATTATGATGATTTAACTAGAGCTAGAGATGAAGAAACAGTTGAGATGTTTAGAGGGGAAGTTGATTCTGACTCAAGAAGATTTATTAATCAAAACTTAGGTCATCTTGACGTTACCGGTAATAATGCTTCATTTATTATGGGTAAGAAAAATAAACGTAAGTTAAATGCTCTTAAGAAACTTCCTGAAGGTACTAAGATTGATTTAGATGCTTTATCTAAATTAAGTATTAAAACTCTTAAACGTTATTCTCAACTTGCCATGGTAATGGGACCTACAGCTATTCAATCTATTGGTGATCCTGCAGCGTTAGCTCCAGAAAAAATTGCTGATGGTGCATTTAAAAGCTTGGTTAAAATTGCTACTTATCTTGGTAGACATGATAAAGATTTCAACTTTAAATCTCCATTATCCAATTATATAGGAATGTCTGCTGAGCAGCTTAAATACTTTGAACAGCTTATCGACTATGGTATGGATCCATCTATCTCTTCTCAAGCTGCAGACTGGGCTTGGGATAATAGATGGCAATTTACTAATGCTAGTACTCCAGATGAACAAGTTGCATTCACTAGAATGATTGGTGATATCACTAAATCTACTGCAACTAATAAAGCTGCCAGTACTGCAGCATCTACTGTAGCTGGTAATGCTGCTAATATTGTTCCTAAAACAGCTGCTGCTAGTCAAGCTAATGAAATTGCTCAAACTGGTGGACATAAAGAACGTTCTGTTGATGCTGATGGTAATGAAACTTATGAATCTACTGATGGTTCTGAGAATAAAGCTGATACAGAATCTGCTCATGATAAGAAGAAAGAAGAAGATGCTAAAGATGAAAAGAATGCAGAACGTCAAGGTTCTATATTCTCTAAAGCTCTTGGTAAACTTAAAGGATTTGGTGATTCTGCTAAAGAAGGTGCCAAAAATGTTAAAGAAAAATCTCAAGGCTTCTTACATGATATAGTAGATGGAATCTTTGGTAAAGGCGGTGGATTATTTGGTGGTCTAGGAACTATCCTTGGTGGTGGTTTACTATTATCATTCTTAGGTCCAATGCTTCCAGAGATTGGTAAGATCTTAACTCATACTTTATTACCAGCAATTGGTGGTTTCTTAAAGAATACTGTAATTCCATTATTCGTTAAAGGTGTAGGTAGTGCTCTTGGAGGATTACTTGACGGCTTTATTGGTAAAGAAGAACAGCAAGAAACTGATGAAAATGGTAATCCTGTATTTAATCCTGATGGTACTCCTAAAATGAAAACTACATACAATCCTACATTGGGAGGTATGGCAGTCAATGGTGGTGTCTTAGGATTCTTAGGATATAAAACATTTAAAGCCGGTAGAGGTATCTATAAAGGTGTCAAAGGTATCGGTAAAGGTATTGGTGGCGGCTTAAAATTAGGTAAAGCCGGATTTAGTTTTGCTAAAGAGCTTAAACGTTCTAAGAGCTTTGGTAAATCTTGGAGAGCTGGTAAGTTTGTCTATAAGAATACTAAACTTGGTAAAGATATAGGTAAAATTGCTAAGTCCTCTGAAGATGCAGTTAAAGCAAGTCGTTTAGGTAAGTTATCTTCATCTATTATGAGTAGAGCTTTCGGTGCATCTAAAGAAGGTTTATCTAAGATTGGTTGGGCTATTCGAGATAGAGCTGGTGTTGCTGGATCTGCATTACTAGATGGTACTGCTAAGAATGCTGTTAAGAGTAGTGGATTATTCTCTAAAGCATCAGATTTTGTTAAATCTGGTATAAGTAAAGTTGGAGAAGTTGCTTCTAAAGCTGCCGATAAAACTATGGACTTCTTAAAAGAAATCTTAACTAAAGGTATTGAAAAGATCTCTAATTATATACCTAAGTTAGCTGAGAAAGGTGCACAATTTGCTCCTAAATTAGCTACTATGATTTTAGATGGTATTAAAGGTTCTGCTAAATTTGCTAAACTTTTAGCTAAAGCTGGTACTTATGTAGGGGTTACTGCAATTACTGCTGGTATTGGTGGTATCGTAATTGGTATCATTACAGCATTAGACTTAGCTGCATCTGTAACTACAGGTATTAGTCGTTGGTATAACGTTGCTGAATGTCTTGCTGATGAACAACCTCCAAATGATGATGTTAAATGGGTAGCTGGTTTAGCTTCTGCAATTGACTCTGTATTATTTGGTGTAATCGGACCTCAATTATTCTTCAAAATCTTAGCTTATATTTGGGATTTGAATGATGTATTAGCTCCAATGCAACAACGTGCATTAGCTGCATTAAATCAATATAACCAAACAGCTGAAAAGAAATTAGATTCTGTTGAAGACTATAATGATGAAATCTACGATAAGGATAAAGGCTTTATAGATGATATCAAGACTGCCTTTGGTGGTAGTGATTCTAATAAGAAGACTCCTCAATATAAACCAAATGCTCAACAGCTAGCATCACAAACTCCTGCCACTCCTGGTGCTCAAGGTACTGGTAAGAAAGGACCTCTAGGTGCTGGTAGTGGTACTGCAAATGGCAATGGCTTATTAAGTGGCATGCAAAGTGACATGAATAAGCTTTCTCAAGGAACTAGTGGGTTAATGGGTAATCTTGTATCTCAAGCTGGTGATTTACAAGCACAAGTTTTAGGTACAGGTAAATTCTTTAAACAAAAAGATCCTAGATATGCTAATATCGGATTTAATACCTCTGGAGATAGTATAAATCAAACTATTGGAGATTCTGGTTGTGGTCCAGTTGCTGGTGCTAATGCTCTTATGGCACTTGGTACAGGTACGATTAATCCAGCCGAAGCTTCTAGTTTCGCATTATCTGGGGGGTATAAGGGTACTGATACTGGTGTTGCTCCATCCTTCTTTGAAGGCTATGCTGCAAGACATGGTGCTACTTCTTATTCCACTGATGCTCAAGGTACAATCAATGCTTTGAAATCTGGTAATCCAGTTGTACTTCAAGGTGAATCTAAATCTGGTACTTCTAATAGTCATCCATTTGGTTCTTATCCTCACTATGTAACTGCTACTGGTTATGATGCAAGTACTGGTAAAGTTACAATTCAAGACCCTGAGTCTAATCGTGATAATGCTACATATAATATCAAAGATGTATTACGTAATACTACAACTGCTAATGCTTTTGGTAGAAGTAGATTGTATGGACGTGGTAGTCGTGGTAGATTTGGTATGGGAGTAAGATTCGGTAAAGGTGCAGATGTACCTGAAACTGTATGGAACTTCTTAGCAAGTAAAGGTGTTGCTTCTGTAGCTATTGCTGGTATCATGGGTAATATGTGGGCAGAATCTAGATATAATCCTTCTGCTAACCAATTAGATAATGAACCTAATATGAATCCATATAAAGCAGGTGTTGGTCTATGTCAATGGACTGAAACTCGTAAAGATACACTTAACTCTGTTGCTGCTGGTATGGGTACAACTTGGACTGATGTTAACGCACAGTTGACTCATTTATGGAATGAAATTGGACCTGGTGGTTATTATCATGAACATCTTCAAGCTATATGTAAGATGTCTGATGTTGCTCAAGCTACACAATATTGGTTCTCTAACTTCGAAGTTGGTAATCCAGCATATGCTCATATGGATGAACGTATAGCTGCAGCTCAAGAAGCATTCCAAAAACAAGGTAAAGGTATTAAGACTGAAGGTAATATTAAAGGTGGCTCTGGTCCTACAAAGAAACCTGGATTATTATCTCCACTCTTCGATATGTATAATTCCATTAAATCCAACTTAGGTTCAGTACTTGGTATTGACTTAGGTGGTAATATTGGAGGTTCCTCTGGTGCTGTTGGCGGTGTAGGTGGAGCAGTTGGTGGCGGTAATACTAAAGCTGCATCTAACTGGGCTGATTCTATTGTTGGTAAGAAAGACTATGGTAATAATGGTTGTACTTCATTCGTTAATGAATACTTACAACAAGCCGGTCAATCTACTATTGATTTGAATTGTGATAATGCATATCTTAATTCCAAAAATAATGGTCAACCTTATGCTTGGAAGCCTGGTAAGGATAATGGCGTTGAAGGTGACGTTGCATTAATTAATACTGCTGAAGACGGTTCATTCCCTGATGGTGTTCCAAAACCTGACCATGCAGTTATTGCAGATGGTCGTGGTGGCTATTGGGGTTACTCTGCATCTCAAAGAAATACAGTTCACGGTAAAATGACTGACTGGGGTGATGGTGGTAGTAATATCATCGGTTATATTGCTTCTGGTGGTAGTGGTAGTGGTGCTCAATTATCTGGCGATGCTACTATGTCTCAAACTGATATGATGAAAGCATCTTCTGATGATTACGGTTTAGGTAAAAACGGATTAAGATTCGGTAGAGCTAAAGGCGTATCTAAAGAAGTTCAAATGGCAGTTGAAGGACGTCAAAATATCGAAGCTGGATTTAAAATGGCTAAAGACCAAGCTAGACAAGCTGCTAAACTTGGTATGGGTACCGAAGGTATCACTGAAGCATCTAGTTCTGACTCTCAAGAAGTTATCTTATTACGTGCTATTTATAATGAATTGACTAAGATTACTGGCAACACTGCTGGTATTGGTACTTTACAAGCTAATCAAGCACAAACTCAACAACAAGTAACAACAGTTCAAACTGGGTTACAAGGAGCTATGGCTACATTAGGTAATAAACTTAATGAAAAGATTAACATGGTATCTCAAAATATCCAAGGTCAAGTTAATAAAGTAACCAAGAATGTTTCTGGTAATACAATCAATCAATTACAATATTTAGCGTCTAAATAATATAAATCCCCTTAGGATTACTATGATCCTAAGGGGATTTCTTTTGCTTTTGTAAAAAATTACAGAGTAAACAACGAAGTAATAAAAATATGTATGAGATGGAGTAGGTATGATAAACCCTACACGATCGAAATTTGTGGCTAATTGGTAAAACTCCCACCATAACCCAGCAGGTACGGATGCATGGAAAACGACTCCATGCAGTGGTACGCCCTAACAGGCGTGCTTAACGTAAGCCCCTGCGGTTCCTCACAGTTGTCTGAAGCTTGCGAGAAGACCGGAAGGTCGCTCTTTTTTCGCTTGCTTTTGCTTCCTTGTGGGGGGGGAGGGGGGGCAAATATAAACGGAACGTTTATATGCCACATACGAAGTAGTGGAGTGCGGACGAGAACGAATGAGGTATGTGGCATATAAACTAATAAAAGTTTATATTCTATGGTTCGTGAGAAAGATGTGTTAAATTTTCAATTTAACTTTTCAAGGGTATTCAGAAAACAAATAAAACAATTATCAGTATACTATTCAGTAGTATACTGATATAT